TGCCCGGCCGGAGATAGGAGGCGTAATGCCCACGGGGCAGCCCGGCGGCAACCAGCAGGGTGGCGCCGAGCAGCAGCAGCACCACCCAGATCGCCAGCATGAGCAGCCGCGCCACCGCATCGCGGCGTGGCCACTCCAACTCCCGGGCCAGCCAGTGCGGGTGGGGTATGCCCGGGTCGCCGGGCCGGGGCCACGGGTAGGCCATGAGGTGCCGCAGGCACACGGGCAGGGCAGCGCTCATGACGCACCTCGCCGGCGCGGGTGGATGAGCGCGGTGGTGGTCAGGTAGGCCAGGCCGAGCAGCCCGAGCCACGTGTCGCCGATGACCCGCGGGGCCAGGACGGTGACGGTCAGGGGCATGCCGGCGGCGATGATCAGGGCGGCCCACACGGCCACATGCCGGCGGATCATCGGGCACCGTCCAGGATCCGGCCGAGCAGGTCAACGGTCACCGTCGTCCGCGGCGGCAGGGTCGGCAGCCACGCCAACGCCGAGGCGGTGACGTGGTGCAGCCCGCAGCTGTGCGGCCATGGACGCCGGCACACGCTGCGTCCGACCACGGCCGGGGTGACGCACCACGCGGGGGCGAACGTGGCCACGGCTGTGATCGTGTCCGGCCAGCGGGGTGGTTCCGGCCGGGTGCCGGAGTCGCCGGTCTGGTCGGAGATCCAGTACCCGTCGGTGCCGCCGTGCTGGCCGGTCTGGGTGATCCAGCCCAGGCCGCGGCTGCTGATGACGACGGTGCCAACCGGGAGCGTGATCACGTCGCACCGTCCAACCGGTTGAGCAGGTCACGGCCGGCGACGGTCGGCTCCCAGAAAACCCACCGGCGGTCCCGCTCCCCCGGGGTGATCAGCTCACGCCGGAACAGGGCGTTGACGGTGCGGGTGACTTTCCAGCCAAGGTGGTAACTCGGCCTGGACGGGTCGGCCACGTCACGCTGCACCTGCCCCTCGGCGACCGCGCGCAGCACGGTGAGCATGGCCGGGGACAGCCCGGCGACAGTGGTCACGACGGCTCCCCGGTGATCAGTTCGGCGACGGGCACCGCGTCCTCACGGCGGAACGGCTCCGGGTCGTTGTGGTGGGCGCCGAGCCGGTCGAGGTGGGCGCTCACCCAGTCGGGGTGCGGGTCGGCCCGGTGCCGGCCCTGGTAGCCCAGGCCCTGCCAGTTGACTTCGGTGATGCTGCTCATGACGCCACCTCGCCGCCGTGCGCGGCGACCAGCTCGCGCACCAGTTCCACCGGCACGTGGGCGTACACGGTCCCGGTCGGCTTGTCCGGGCTCTCGCAGAACTCCCGCCACCGGTCCCACGGCTCCGGCTGCGCCGAGGGGAAGCCGACCTCGACGTGCGTGTACGGGCCGGGGTAGTCGCCGGGTGTGTGGCCGAACCCGCCGTGCCGGTCGGGCCGCGGGGTGCAGTAGCAGCCCTCTCCGGCGATGACGGACAGCGTGTATCCGTCGGCACACCGCACCTTGTTCGGGCGACGTCTGCGGGGGTCGAACCCAGTGTTGCCATGCGAGACGATCTCGTTGAGGATGCTCATCGGGTTCTCCAGGTGGTTAGCGCGCCGGCCAGGATCAGCGCGGCGAGCAGGCAGACGACGGCGATGGTGCGGGCGCGGCGGCGGTCTGCGGCTCGTTTGGTGGCAGCCTTGGCGGCGGCGACCTCGGCTCGCTTGGCGGCCCGGCCGGCGATGTACCCGTGGCGGTAGTCGGGCTGCCGGTTGCGCCGCTTCGGCTGCCGCGGGTCAACCGGATGCGGCCCGCGGCTCATCGGATGCCTCCCGGGTGGCGGGCGGGGACGGCGGCGAGTAGGCAGCCGACGCCGGTCAGGGCCAGGCCGAGCAGGGTCAGGGTGGCGACCGGACCCCAGGTCATCCGGGCGACGGCGGCGGTGGGGATGGCGGCGACCATGGCGAGCCCGGTGCACGTGAGCACGAGCTGGCGGATCACGGGGTCACCGCCGCGGTGTGGATGAGCTTCGCCTGACGCCACAGGTCTCGCAGGACCGCCTTGGCCACGATGCGCAGCGCGTCGGCATGCCGGTGCCCGTCGTTCCACGGGCTGCCCGGCTGTGCCGGTCGCCCTGATGGTCCGCAGCGGACACACGCCGCGGCGTGGACCCGGCCGACGGTGTTGGTCTTGCGGCGTTCGTACAGCAGCCGGTACGGCGAACACTCGCATGCTTCGGCGTGTTCGCCTACGGTGCACGGCTTGCGGAGTTGTTTGCCGCACGATTCGGCGATGAGGTAGGCGCGCATCTTGGCCTTGGTGGACCAGTTGGATTTTTGGCCGCGTTGCCGCCGCGCCGCCACCCAGACGTAGGTAGTTTGGGTATCGACACCGGCATGGTCCGGGCGGCGGGCGGCGGTCTGATCCCGGCCGGCGCATCGGGAATGGGCATCGGCAAGCAAATGGCCGGCCGGGAAGTTAGCCCCGTCGACAGCGGAAGCCCCGTGGGGATCGTCGTGAAGTTGGCCGTCGACGGGGAGTGTGTGAAGCCCGGCGTACGCCCACAGGGCGGACACGGTGCGCGGACCAGCCGGCAACACCGTCCCGTCCCCGCGCATAATCTCCGGGCGGATGTACGGGTCGCCAACCGCGGCCAACAGCCGGGCACCCTGCTTCTCACCGATACCCCGCTGTGCACGCATCCACCCGCCGAGCGGATGGCGGCGCATCTGCCGCTGTAGTTGCAGGGTTGAGTCGTGCTCGACCTGGCGGAGGGTGTCGACGATGGCGGCGAGCCGGGCCACGTCGGGGTGGGTGTCGTCGAGGCCGAACCCGCGGGTCTCACCGTCGACGTCCTCAACGGAGCGGGTGAGTTGGCGTAGCCGGTTTTCGTTGGCGATGCGGACACGTTCGATGTCGTCGAGCACGTCGGCGGCCAGGCTGAGCGCCGGGTCCAGCAGCGACGGGACTTTGGGCATCGCCGCGGCGGTGGCTGCTGGACCCGGCGGGTCGACCGTGGGAGCAACATGGGTATCGCTCGTAGTTTGGCGGTCGACAGTTGGAACGCTGGCCGCGGCCTTAGTATGGGTATCGCCCCTGTTCTGGCGGCCAGCGCCGTTTACCCCACCCGACGCCGCTCCGTTGGGTATCGGCAAAACCATGGTCGGGTGGGTGGCTTCGGCGCCCCCGGGCGCGTTTCCCCTGGATATCGGAGACCCCATGGCCCGGGGGCGAGTCGGTGTGCTGGTGGTCTGAACGCTGGCCGCGCCCCAAGTATGGGTATCGAGCCTTGTTTGGCGGCCAGCGTCGTCGGCCCCACCCGACGGGTCCTTCTTGGGCATCGATCCGTTACTGGTCGGGTGGGTGTCTTCGGCGCCCCGGGGTGCCGGAAGATTGGGTGTCGAGCCAACTTTGACCCCGGGGCGAGTCTCTGTGGGAGTGCTCACGATGCCACCGCCGCACTGAGCAACTCGGCCAGCACCGGCTCCGACAGATCAGCCACGACCTTCGCGTGACGCTTTCGCATCGCCGCGCCAAGCCGGTCGAACATGTCGGCCGCCGCAGCGTTCCGCTCCGCCATCTCCCGGCGCTCCGCAGCCAAGAACATCACCTGCTCTCGCGAGCAGTCGGCGAGCCGCTGCCACACCCCGGCGCCGACGTGGAACTGCCCGGCCAGCGTCCGCCGCCAAGCGTCACGGATCGCAGCCACCTTCGACGACCGGGCCGAGTTGACGTTCCCGGGCAGCACCGGCGCGGACGTTGCGCGGGCCCGGGTCAGCTCCTCCCGCACGTAGGCGACGAGCGCCTCGGCGAGGGCGGCGCGGACCTGCTTGGCGGGGATGTTCTCGGCCACCTTCGCGGCGATCTCACGCGGGCCGCGGAGGCTGCTGTTCTCGGCGATGTCGCGGATCAGCGCCCGCAGGTTCACGGTGGTCATGACACGGCCGCCGTCTCGCCGCTGTCGAACCAACTCCGGAGCGCCTCGTAGGAGACCTCGACCCCGGTCGCCTCGGTCAGCTCGATGGCGAGGTTCCGCCATGTGACCTGCTCGGCCCGGCGGCGCGCTACGTAGTCGGCGAGGGTTCCGCTGAGGTGGCGTTCGATCTGTCGTTGAAGCCGGGTAGACCTGTGTCCCATGCACAAGAGTTTGACACTGTGAAGGCTGCTTGTCTACGGCACAGCATCACCCGAACGGGCAAAACTTTGACCACGTGCAGGGGATGGCTCTTGTCAATTAGTCAGACCACGTGTCAAGCTCTTGACGTGGAGACGGTAGAAGTGCCCCCACGGGCACGCACGATCCCGGAGGACAACTTCCAGGCGCGACTCGTGCTCACCCGCATGCACGCCGGTGACCTGACCATCCGGGACGCGGCCGCACGCTGCGGACTGAACTACGGCTCGTGGGCCAACTGGGAACGTGGGATGAAACCCCGCGACCTCATCGAGGTGGCCGAGGCGATCAGCGAGGGCCTCTGGGTGGACCGGGACTGGCTGCTGTTCGGCGGCCCGCTCGCCCAGCCCGAACGGCGCGGCCCGCGCACCATCACGCGCCGCCGCAGGATTAACAAGACTTCTTCGCCACCGGCCGTCCGGACGAGCGGGCCGCGGTCCCAACGGGCACTACTCGCCCCCGGACATGCCACCGGCCATCACCCGACCCGTGCCGAGGTCCGCCGCCCGGCCATCACCCACCACCGGCCCGTAGGTAGCAGCACGTGACCGTCACCGCACACCCTGAGTCGATGCACGCTGAGTTACTCGACGAGTACCTGGCAGACCTGGTACACACGGCCGCGGCCGGCACCGTCGCCACCTACACCACCGTGCTGCGCATGGCCCACAGGGAGCTCGGTGCCGGCGTCGTCGTCGCCACCACCGCCGAGCTCCGGGCGTGGCTCGTCTCCCGCGACTGGACGCCGGCCACCCGCTCCACCTACCGGGCCGCCCTGCGCAGCCTCCACCGCTGGCTGGTCGACCGCGGATACTCCGACTACGACCCGTCCGCCCGGCTGCCCCCGGTGCGCATCCCCCGGCGGCTACCGCGGCCCACCACCGACGCGGAAACCCACCGGATCCTGACCCGCGCCGACCCGCCGGTGCGGCTGTGGGCGCTGCTGGCCGCGTACACCGGCGCCCGGTGTGTGGAGATCTCCCGGCTACGGCGGGACGACATCACCCAGTTGACGGTGCGCCTGGACGGCAAGGGCGACAAGGAGCGGACGGTGCCCTGCCACCCGCTGGTGTGGGCCGCGGTGGCCGACCTGCCCGGTGGGCTGCTGGCCGGTGGCGCCGGCGCGAAGCGGATCTCAGACCGCGGTCGGTACGAGCTGCGCCGGCTCGGCATGCCCGGCGGGCTGCACCGGCTCCGCGGCTGGCATGCCACCGCGGCACTGGGCGGCGGCGCGAACCTGCGCACCGTCCAGGAGCTCCTCGGGCATGCGTCACCGACGACCACGCAGGTTTACACCCTGATACCGCCGGCCGCGCTGCGCGCCGCGGTCAACGGCCTGCCGGACCTGGCCGGATGACCGGCCTGCGCTGCTCCGGCCCGGCGGTGGTGGCCGCCGGCAGCGGCAGGTCGCCGGCGATGACCACCCGGGGTATCCGCTGCGGATCCAGGTGGCCGGGGTGGCCGACGACCAGCAGGTCGAGCAGCCCGGCATGCAGCAGCTGCCGCACGTCGGACCAGTGGCGGACGACGGCGGCCAGCTCCCATCCGTGGAGCTCCACGGTCTCCGCGCAGACGGCCAGCCAGCGGTGCAGCTCCAACCCGGACGGCACGTAGATCACGCTACGCAGAGGGTCACCCATCCGAGTGACCCTGCTCGGCGAGGAACCGCTCCAGGGCGGCCATGACCAGCCCGGACACCGGCATCCGGTGGGCCCGCGCGTACCGCTCCGCCCGCTCCCACAGCGGCAAGTCGTCCTCGCGGACGTAGATGGTCGTCTGCCTGCCCATATGGATGACACTTAACCCGCATGGGGGTATGCGTGTCCCCGGATACGCGATAACGTGCGGCTGTGCGGCCCGGCCGCCACGCTGCCCGGCGTAACCGCCGGGCCGCACCCTTAGGAGGAGCCGTGGCAGACGGGGTTGGTGCGCCGGGTAGCCCGTGGGCGGAGGCGGTCGACGTGTGCGCCCGGCCGTGGCCAAGCCGGGCCGAGGCGCTCGAGCAGGCGGCGTGGCTGCGCCGGGACGACTGGGTGGTGCCGGCATCCACCGGGCCGGGTGTGCCGCGGGAGGATGGCACGGTGATCATCGCCTCGGTGTACGACCCGCGTGACTGGTCAAGCCCCGGGGACATCTGCTACGTCGAGGTGGTTGACCACCTAGCGGGCGAGAGAACCACCCGTAGCGCCGGCCAGCCGGTCCAGCCGGTACAACATGGCTCGGCCGGCGGCGGTGAGCTGCCAGGTGGAGCGGCGGCCCGGCCACGGCCGCACCCCGGGCGTGATCAGCTGACGCTGGTGCAGCGCGTGGATGGTTCGGGTACTGACGCGTCCGTTTAAGGCGTAGGTCCAGCAGGAAACCTCGTCGCGGTACACCCGCTGGTCGGCCACGGCCCGCAGCGCAGCAAGCATTGTCGGGCTCATGCCGCCCCTCCTTCGGTGGGAGCGTGCCCATGGTCGAGCGCTCCACGCTCGCCGGGCAGCGGGAAGTTCAGACAGGCAAACTCGCCGAAGTGCTTCCGTGCCGCAGCGTCGTACGCCCGGGCGGCGGGCTCCTGTTCAGTGAAGGTACCCAGGTGCAGTTTGTGCCTAGTCAGCACCCCGCTAGCATCTCGCTCGGACACGTAGATCTGAGCCAGCCACCGCTGATTACGTATCTTCCAGCAAACTCCCTTGTACCGGGAGCTGCCTCCCCTGTACTTGCGACTGTTGCGCATGTTTTGCTCTCGCGTTGCCGGGCGCAGATTCTGGCGTCGATTGTCCAGACCGTCACCGTTGACATGATCGACCCGTGGCCAGCCGGTCAGAAGCGAGTGCATCAGTTGACTACCCCGCCTCCCGCCAGCTGTTCTCCTAGGCGCAGCCCGGTAGGCGTACCAAAGGCCAGTGCTGCTGCGCCCGCCTTCCATTGGGAACCACCGGTACCGCATGATCAGCTCTGCGTCTTGGTCGTCGACCAGCGCCACGAGTCCGCGGGTGAGGGGTATTTCCACGGTCACGGCTGGTCCTCCTTCGGCTTCTGGTGCTGCCGGACGTAGCGGGCCAGCGCGCGGCGCACCACGTCCGGGACGCTCTCCTTGCGGGCGGCGGCGGCCGCAAGTGCGGCGTGCCACAGCTCGTCGGGAATCCGGATGCTGCGGCGCGGGTAGCCGTAGCTCGGGTCGTTGGCCATACCACCAAGGGTACGCCATCTGTCATGACAGCGCATCAAGCCGTATGTCGTGACAGCTCTGACTGAAAGTACTACCCTTAGACCTTGCGGCTGTCATGACAGCCATGTACAGTAGAGACATAAGCAAGAACAACTACACAGGGGTTCCGGGCCAACCAAGATCAGCGGCCACCGCGGGTAGAACCGCCAGGGACAAGAGCAAGAGGGCCTACGCCCTCAAGGCACCACCACTCCTCTCAGCGAACCGCAAGAGCGGGGAAGCCGCGCAGATGCGGCGACAGGCCGACGATCTGAGAGCCGGCCAAGTCGCACCTGCTCCTCCTACGGGACCAGATGCAGCGCAACGGTGGTGGTGCCTTGAGGACGCAGGAACGAACGAAAGGACGATCATGAAGACCTACCAGGATTACGTTACCGACCGGCTGGCCGCGTACGGCGGATGCGATGACGAGGCCACGATCGCGGAGATAGCCACCACAGCCGTTGACTACGAGCGGGCGCGGCAGGCCGGGAACGCCGAGCGTGCCGGGGGCCTGCTGGAGCACTACGAGACGCTGACGGCCCAGCTCGGCTTCGACCCGCTGGCCTGAGAACAGCCGGGGGGCCCGGGCCGGGCCCCCCTTCCCGACGGAAGATCAACCCCCACACCTGCGAGGAGTGAGGATCATGACCACCACCACCCGACCGGCCGAGATCGCCCAAGCCCTGCGCACCCTCGGCGCCACCGACTGGCGCGCCGCGGGCGTGCTACTGGACGCGGCGCCGATGGTCCTGTCCCGGCAGGAGCGCGACGCGGTGATGGCCGAACTCGGCGCGCTCATCCGTGCAGAAGTGTTCGCCTTACCAGTCGACGAGGAGTGAGGATCATGCGACCTGTGACCGTGTGGGACGTGTGCCAGATGGCCACCCGGGTCGGCGACTCGGCTTGGCGTCAGGATTACGACGCGTACCGGCGCCGGCTACGGGCGATGCTGCGGCTGGCATCCACCCTGGACATGCGACACCCGACCGGCTGACGCTGCCCGGTCCTGGAGCAGACCCACCACCCGGCCAGCGCCCGGGGATCATCAACCGACCAGAAAGGGCAGACGACATGGACCCCAACGCTATCGCCTACACCCTCGGCGACATCGCGCGATGCAAGGCACGCCTCGCCCACGCGGAGGAGTGGGCAGCACGGCACCGCGAGGCCGGCGAGGATAGCGAGGCTGACCACTACGAGTACATGGCACGCATGGAGCGCTCCGAGCTGGCGGACCTCAACTCCCGATTCCGCCGGCACAACTGACGCTGCCCGGTCCCAACCGTCCTCACCGGGGCGGCGGGGGCCGAGTGGCGGAACAGACCCGCCACCCGACCAGCCGAGGGCTCACATCCCCCGGCAGAATGAGTGAATCATGAGCACCATCGACATGCAGCCCCAGCCTGAGCCTTACGACATGACCCAGCCACCCCCGGCACCGCCTGCGCCGAAGACCAAGCGCGGCCGGACGATCTTGATCGCCGTCGGGACCGGACTGTTCGCCTTCGTCATCGGCGTGGCCGCTGGCGGCGGCGACACCCCGACCACCGACGCCAGCCCTGGCACCAGCACCATCGTCACCACCACCCCGGCGGCGTGCGGAGACGCGCTCACCGCAGCCGAGGACCTGTTCGTCCTATCCAGCCGCGGGTTCACCCTCAACGCTGAGGCGCTCACCCTGGCCGGTGAGGGTATCGCGGCAGCGGTCGTGTGGGATGCGGCCGAGCTCGACAGCATCACCGACGACCTGGACGGTCTGGCGGTGGAGATGGAGTCGGTCGCGGTCGACATGGACACGGCCCACGCGGCGTACGACGAGGCCGCGGAGAAGTGCCGCAGCTGAACCAGCGCACAAGCAAACAGCCCGGCCCGAGGGATTTACCCCTCGGGCCGGGCTTTGTCACCCCTACCGAACGCCTGTCCACCTGCGATGGTACTACGGCCGGTCGCACGCCCCCGGCGGCGTCGGGCCAGCGTGCTGACCCGGCGCGCACTGGTGGCTGTCGCCCGGGCCCGGGTTGGCCGCGGCGGGTGCCGCGAACGCGCCGGCTGCGAGCAGCCCTGCGGCGATTGCGGTAATGATCTTGATACGCATGGTGCCTCTTCTCGTTTTGGCTTGAGCCTCCATTATCGCAGCGATTGAGCCCGGCCGGGAGGGCCACCATCCCTCCCGGCCGGGCTCCCACCCCACTGCCACCTACCCGAGTAACGTCTAGTCGATCTTGTCGGGTTTCCGACTCTGGGCACGCTCCCACGGCCGCGTCACTCGAAGAACCACCGGGCCGGCCAACGGGTCATGTGGGGTATCAGGTACACCGTGAGCACCACCAGCGTCGCGGTGAACGTGGCCACGGTCCACTTCCGCCGCGGCCGCGGCGGGTAGACACCCAGATGCCGCCGGGTGAACTCGGTCAGGGCGCCACCCCGGCCGGGGTGCAGCAGGGCGACCGTCTCGGCGAACACGAACCCGACGGTCAGCAAGGCCAGCCACACCACCCAGAAAAGCGTGAGCCAGCCCGGGTCGGTCACGGCTGGTCCGCCGGCTTGGTCAGCTGCTCGGCCACCGACGCACCCGACCACACATGCCGCCGGGCCCACACCGCGGCCGCCAGCGGCGCACCCACCACCGCCACCACGGTGATCGCCTCCTGCTGGCCTGCGGACAGCTCGAGCCCGAACGCGGCGGCGAGGCCGAGCGCGGCGCCGACCACGGCGACGATCACGGCGCGGGACAGCAGCGGCTCGCGCGAGCCGGGGTCTGGGGTTTGCACATCTGTCATCGTCCTCAACCTTTCACTCGCATCGAAGGCTCGGCGGTTCCGGCACCGGATGCTCCGCCAGCGCTGTGCGGTAGGTGTCGGAGGCCGCCAGGTAGGCTGCCAACGCCGCCGCGAACTCCTGCTCGTCCTGCTTCGCGACAGCGCGGACCAGCTCGTCCAGGGCGTCCGCGCGGACCTCGGCCAGACCGCCCAGCAGGGCGGTGCGGGCTACGCTGGCATCACCCCACGCCTGCACACAGGTGATCAGCGCCGCCTGCTGGTTGGCGACGCCTTCCACCCGCACGAACCCGATCGTGGCGAACGCCAGCATGACCCCGGTTGCGGCGGCGAACGGTCGGTCGCTCAACCAGCGGATCACCCGGATCATCACAGCCCGCCGAAAAACCACAGCAACGCAGCGGTGAGCACCAACGCGGACACGTACCCCACGGTCAGCGGGTAGTGGCTGACCACTTTGCGCACATCAGGTGGCACCATTGCTCTCCGCCCTTTCCCGCCGTTTGGCGTCTACGGCCATCACCAGCGGAGACAACAGGATCGCGCCCAGGAAGCTGAGCACCGCCGGCCGCGCCCCGCCGGAGACGACCTCGAAGACTGACAGGCCCAAGGAAACCACGACGATCGTGGTGTCCCGCAGTGATCTACTCACCGGTCATGCCGCCAGTCGGCGGGCGATCTCGTCGACCACCGCCGCGGCGTCAGCCTCACCCGAGCCGACCTGCTGCACCAGGGTGAGGATTGCCACCCGCTCATCCGCAGCCAGGGCCAGCGCCGCCTCCACCTTGCTCAGCTGGTCGGCCAGCTTGGTGACCGCGGCACTGACGTCCTGCCCGAGGACGGCGGTGCGTACCGTGGCCAACTCAGCGCGGACCGCCTTGATCTCGGCCAGGTTGACCTTGGAGTAGGCCCAGCCGTTGCGGGCGCCGGTGCCCACGGCGTAGGTGCCGTGGCCGAGCCGGCCCTCACCTTGCCCGGCCCACACCGTTTCGTCGACCACGAACGCCATCCGCTTGGCCACCGCGTCGGCGATCTCGTCTGCTGTTGGCATGTCCCCGTCCTCCTGGTTGAGTAGCACGTCGCCCACGGCACTGATCGCCGTGGGGTTGTCGGCCAGCTTCCGGTCCAGCGTCAGGTGCAGATGCCACAGGTGAGACGCGTCGCTGGTGCTGACCTGGTTGACCACGTTGTTGTACCCGTCGACGATGTTGTCGCCGTCGTCGTTGCCGTACCAGGCGAGCACTTGCTCGAGCCGGCCGGCGCGGACTGCCTTGTCCAACCGGGTACAAATCTCGATCATGCGGGCGGTGGAGCCCGGGTTGAAGTCGAACCCGGCGATGTGCCGGGCCTGGGTGGCGGTCAGGCCCGATTGGACGGTGTAGGTCCGGTTCCGGCAGTAACGGGAGTTGACGATCCACTCTTGGGAACGGTGGGAGCCGGACAGGTGCAGGTTGTCACCCTTGGTGCCGTAGGCGGTGATCGGCCGGCCGTAGGCGGTGCACAGTCGCGCGCCGAGCCCCCGCAGCGGATCCGGGATGATCTCCCGGCCCCACCAGGTCTCGGCCTGCAACTCGGCATAGGTTGGCATCTCTCACCCCTCCTGGTGCCCGTGCCCTGCTAAAACGCGATCACAGTGATATTGCGTCGAAACACCGTGGCATCAGGGGTCGACTGCTCGACCCTGTACTTGGCTTGGAAAGTGTGCAGACCTGGGTTCAGGTCAGTCACGAGGACCGGGCGGGACATCGATGCGTGCACCACATTGGGATCACTCTCACACTGCAACTCGATGCCCCGCTCCTCGGTGAGTTGCGCTCCGTCTTGCGTGGTCGCGCCGGTCACGTGGAAGCTCATGTGTGCGCCTTGCGCAGCCAACACGTCGGTCTGGAAGAGGCAGGACACGAACACCAGCGCTCGGCCGGTGGCTGAGATCGGAACGTCAGACACGGTTGGCCCTGGTGAGCCTCCCACATTCGGGTCGTCGTAGTCGGACGTGTTGTTGAACTCTGCACCGCTGTCCATGTCGTCGGTGAAGATCTGCGCCGCGAAGATCTCCTGGCTGATCCGTTTGGCTAGCGCCGTATTCATGAAGGCAATGGATTGTTCGGCAGCCGTAGTACCTGGCGTAATCCACCCTCCGAGGATTGCCCACGATCCTGCGCCACCTCCCGGCGCCCAGCCGATCAACGCCACTGTTTGGCCGGCTTGGAAATCTGCGGCCGCCGGCCCGGCCAGAACCACCAGGTTGGTCAGCACCGTGCCCTGCCAAAGCACCTGGTTCTCGAAGGTGACCGGATTCCACGCAAGCAACTTGCCTTGCCCGTAGCGCATGCCCTGCGCGTCCGGGGGTGAGACCAGCATGGGGGTCAGGTCGTCGGTGCCCATCAGACGTACACCTCGACGATGACGATCCCAGCCGCGCCAGGTGTCGACGCCTTGGCTGACTCACTCGGGCCGTTGTTGCATCCACCCGAGCCGCCGCCGTAGCGCCGGCCCGGCTCCCCGGTCGAGTTGGACACCCCCGCCGAGGCGGACCCGGACATGTGGGAGTGCCCGCCGTAGTTGGCTTGGGTGATGTCTGCGCCGATCCGCCGACCGGTGCCACCGTCCGACCCGTCAATGGTCAGGTCGCCGGTGCCGCCGGTCCCGCCCTCGCCACCGGCGTTCGTCAGGTTGCTGGCGGCGGCGGTGCTGCCGTCGCCGTGCTCACCACCGTTGGCGACGACCTTGGTCACGCCGAAGCTGGACGCGGCGCCGTCGTTGCCGTTGTTCGCGCCGGCTGTCGCAGCAGCACCGCCGCCGCCGACCGTCACCGTCTCCACGCTGGCCAGAGCTGTCGCGAGTAGGAACGCCTCCGCGTACTCGCCACCACCTCCACCGCCGGGGATCGCACCCTGGCCAGAGGTGGTGGCCGCGGCACCGCCGCATGACCCGCCGCCGCCGACGCACTTCACCCGCACGGCTCGGATGCCGGGGAAGCCGGCCTTGGTGAACGTGCCCGAGCTGGTGTAGTAAACGGTGGTGAAGTAGGCGTAGCCGGCGCGGATAGGTTCGATCTCGGCATCCAACCCGGCCACCGTCGACTCGACCGCATCTGCCAAGTCGATCATCTGCTCCGGCCCGTCGGGCGGGTCGCCCGAATTCGGCACGGGCCAGCCGTAGACCGCTGTGCTGCCCACCACTACACCTCCGTGCTCAAACCTGGATGCTCACGAGGGTCTGCTCCCTCGTAATGCCGGACATGGCGACGTCGGCCAGCAACGGAATGGTCAACCGCTCCACGATGTGCAGCTCCCGGTTGCCGCCGCGGTCCCGGATCCGGATCGGCTGATGCGGCCGCAGCGCCGGGTTGACGATGCTCCGGAAATCGACCGAGTAAGGCAGGCCGATCGAGCGGCGGAGCATCTGCGCGGCGGCGGTCGCCGCCTGCCCCGGGGTGGTCAGCAACGGCGACGCGTAGAACCGGGGCACCCGGCCGAACCTGCCGCCGAAGTACGTCGGGGACAGCGGGTTGGCGTCGATGGCCACTGCCCGCACCGGGTCGTCGGCGTCGCTGCCCTCGCCACTGGCGACGACCGCGTTGAACACGCCGCGGCGGGTCACACCGCGGGCCAGGGAGATCTGCACACCGCCCGCACCGGCGTAGACGTCCCACACCGGCTCGGCCGGGTCGGGGGCGTCCTCGACCCGCAGGAACCCTTCCCCATCCCAAAACATGATCTTGCCGAGGGAGTCGGCAATGTCCTTGAGGATGCGATACCGGGACCGTTCGGCCACCAGCGTCCGGCCCAGCGTCTCCGAACCCAGCTCGTCGAAGACGATCGTGGCGTCCGGGTAGATCTCCTCGACCAACTCGCGGAACACGGACATGTTGGTACGCGTCGCGGCGAACTCGCGTGGCGCCATCAGCTCACCGTCGACGATGCCGGCCATGCGGTCTGAGCAGGACAGGCGGATCGGCCCGTCCGGCACATCATCCTGCTCCGGGCTGTCGATGCGGAAGTAGCCGAGCGGGAACCACAGCGGGGCCACGTTCGGCCCGAGGTCCACGCCACGGCGGACGAAGATTTCGTTGCCGTACGGGGCGAGCAGGTCGCCGGCCCGCCGCGGCCACCGGTCGGTGCCGCCGGTGACCAACTCCAGCGTGCGCTGGATCTCGGCTGTGGCGTCCATCTGCACGTCGCCGCCGGCGACGTCGACCGCGGTCCCGTCCGGGTCGTCGCCGGTTTGGAAGGTGGTGAGGACCCGGGCGTCCACCAGCACCCGGTGGGAACCTTTCAGGGTGCGCAGCAACGCCCCGGTCGCCGGAGCTGCTACAGGGGTGCCGGGGACGACGAACGAGTGCTCGAACAGGCTGCTCGTGCCACGCCATGCGATCAGGTCCACGGACAGGTGGGTGCCGAAGTCGCGTACCCGCACGGTGCCGTACTGGTCGCGGCCGTCAAGCGGCCCGTGGGTGTAGGTGCCGCCGCTGCCACTGCCGGGGGTGGCGTCCAGGCTGGCGGCCTGCAGGACTGGGATGTTGCCGGGGGAGTTGGCGCCGGTGTCGATGGCGATGCCGTGATAGTCGCCGGAGACGATGCACATGCGGGACGCCCACCCGGTTGTGCCGAACATGGCGACCAGCTCGGCCTGTTCGGTCTGGAAGCTCGCCCACGAGTCGGTGGTGGTGCCCAGCCACTGCTGCGGCAGGAACCACACCAGGAACTTGGCGTCCGATGCGGACAGCACGGCCTGCATCCACGTCTTCTGGTCGGCGCCGAGCATGGTCTTGCTCGGCCCGTCGGGGTCGCCGTTGGCCGACCCGAAGTAGCGGACGTCTGCGGCGATGAACAGGACCCGGCCGGTCTGCCAGCTGTGATAGATGCCGTTGGCGTCGGGCAGGCTGTAGTGCGGCACCCGCTCCCGGTAGACGGTGGCCGCGTTGGTGGACGCGCCGCGCTGGTTGTTCGCCAGGAAATCGTGGTCGTCCCACAGGTAGCCCATGGGTAGCTCGCGGAACAGCTGTGCCTGCCGGGACTGCGCCAGCAGGTTGTCATAGAACGTGCGCCGGTTCGCGACCGTGTCGGTGAGGTTGACACCCCAGTCGGGGTAACCCCAGTCGCCGAGGTGCACGAACCCGAGCCAGCCGTTGGCCAGGGCCTGGGTGCGGATGGTGTCGTGGACCGGATGGTTGGACACCAAGCTGGCGTCCAGTTCGCCGCCGGCGACACCGGGGAAGTCCGGGTTCAGCCCGGCGCAGGATGCGGCCGCGTAGGTGATGTCCGCGGGGATGCCCAGCGGCGGGTGGGTGAGGAGCTGGCCGGTGACGCTGGTGTCCAGGGTGCCGTTGTCCTCGACCTGCCACCAGTGCCGGGTGGCCGCGGCCAGTCCGGTGATGGACACCTTCGCCACACCCTGGGCGTCAACCGCTGCCGAGGCGGTGAACACCGGGGAGGTCATGGCCGCGGCGGTGGACACGGCCACCCTGACCGGGCCCGTCGTCACCTTCGCTGCGAACGTGGCGCTGCTCGAGGTGGCGGCGCCGACGATCATGTTGACGACAGCCACCCGGCATTACCTCCTGATTCTTGGGGTACGCTGCGGACTGTGCCTAAGCCGGCCTAGGCCGGCCGGGCTCCGGTCTGGCGCCTCTGCCGTAAACGCGTCGGGCTCCGGCTGCTTGACCAGCGGGGCCACGGCCCGTCGTCAACAAACGGCGGGCCGCCCTCACAACACAAAGAGATCCTCAGGGTCGCCGACCACGGCCAGCAGGTCGGCCCACGTCGGATGCGCGGACAGCACTGCCTCCCATGTTCCGTACAGGTTCAGCACCGTCTGCCATGTCAACGTGCCGCCGACCACATCCGGGCCGGGCGGGTTGACCTCGGTCAGCGGCAGCGAGAACAACTCGTGCGCGGACACACCGGCGATGCGGTGCCGGCGCGGGGTGCCGACCAGCACGTACATCGACCCGGGCAGCAGCAGGTTCCCCTCCCGTCCGGCGATACCCTCGGCGGGGACGTGCACGAACAGGACCTCCGCGGTGCGGAGCATCAGTTGAAGGTGGCTGGAGTCGGCCGACGTGGCGGTCACCAGGTCAAGCGGGTGGTCACGGCCGCCGTGCAGCTCAGTCTGCGCTGTGGGTAGTGACCGGCCGGCGACGCCGAACGCGACCGACCGGGACAGGCTCTCCACATCCCCGTAGTCGGACACCCGGACCACCGTGTTGAGGAACGGATGCCGGATGCTCTTGAGCCACACTTTCCCGTCGAGGCTGGGGACGATGCTGTCGGTCTCAGACATGGCAGCTCATCAGGCGAAGATGTGCTCGACGACGACCTTGCCAGGACCACCGGCGCCGCCGTTCTGCGCCGTGCCACCGGCTGAGACGTTCGCGCCCCCACCGCCGGCGCCGGGTGTGGTGGCCGCGGTACCCGCTGCCTGGCCGCTGGTGACACGACCGCGGGCGCCGATGCCGCCACCACCCCAATAGCTGGCCCCGCCGTTGCCGGCGGTGGACACGGAGCCGCCGGTCGACCCGCTCTGCCCGTCACCGCCGGGGACGACCATCCCACCGCCGCCACCAGTGCCACCGGTGCCGCCGCTGCCTTCGACCGCGGTCGAGCCGCCACCACCGGCAGTCACGTTCGTCCCGGTCGTCCGCGTGAACGTGGTCGTAGCACCCGTCCCCGGTGTGCCCGCGCCAACCCCGCCGGCACCGCCGGCCGGCACGGTCACCGTCTCGGTCGCGCCCAGGTCAGCAGCCGGTATCCATGCGATGGTGGTGGTCCCAGCACCGCCGCCACCGCCGGCAGCATCACCGGACGCGGCGATCCCTTGGCCGCCGGCACCCGACCCGGTCGCGGTAACCTTCGCGGCGACCAGCCCGAGCGGTTTGGTCCACGTTCCGCTGGTGTCGAAGACTTCCACTAGATCCTCCAAACTGGCCTGTGTCACACGGTAGAAGTTCTCGACGTCCGGAGCGAACTCGTAGTCGTCCAAGCTCGCAGACCCGGCGACGACCGGCAATGCCAGGCCGCCGCGCACCGTTGTCCACAGCAACCCGTTGATCGACCGCTCAACCCGCACGGTGCCGCTTGGCAGTCCGGACAGGGCGATCTGCACCCGGGACAAGGTGTTGTCGTACGTCAGCCCGATCGTCACCGTGCCACCCCCGATCCGGCGTGAGCCCGCCGCGCCACGCCCCGATCGCGGGAGCTGATCTCACCGCGGACCACGCCCAAAAAGGCGCCGGAGTCCAGGTACAGCGCGCCTTCGAACATGCCGCCGCCGACCACCGACACCCCACCACCACCGCCGGCCATGCCACCGCCGACCGGGAACCGGCCGGTCGCGTTCAGCGCCAGCAACGCGGCCCGGTTCGGCTGCGCCACCTCCCGGCGGATCATGATCTCCCCGGCGGTGGCCATGATCGGCACCCGGTCCGGTCCGGCCGGGCCCAGGATCTCGCCACCGTGCTGGCGGCCGGGCAGCCGCACCGACCCAGCCGGCACGGCACCTGAGACCGAGAACGCGATGTTGACCTGACGGTCGATCTCGTTGAGCCGGTCCCGCAGTCGCTGCGCCTCCCGGGTCGCCGTCGTGACACCCTCGTTCTCGAAGGTCACCTCGATCAGCCGCTCGATATCCCCAACGACGTCGTTGTAGCCTTGCAAGTCCTCGACGTTGGTGCCGGTCTGCTTGGCCAATTTCTCCAGCGCCAACTTGAAGTCATCGACGACCGCCTCAGCCTCCTCCTGCGAGCCGGTCTGCTTGATCGTCTCCTGCACCAGTTGGCCGTACTTCTCCAGCAGCTCCTGAGCGGCGTCCCGATTCTCCCGCGCCGCAGCGGTCATCCCGTCCAGCGCACCGGCGCCCTTGACCTCTTCCTCCTGCTGCCGCTGTATCTGCTCGGTCAGCGCATCGAACGCGTCGGCCAGATCGTCCTGGGCGTTCTGCAGCCCGAAGACCCGGTCGAAGAGCTGCTTCAACTCCTCGTCGAGCTTGTCGACAGCATCGGCCACGTCATCGGCCGCGCCTGCCGACACGTCGAAGGCCGCGGCCAGATCACGGGTGGCCGGGGTCAGCTCCTGCGCCGCTAGGCCAGCCTCACCCGCCGCGTCGGCCTGCCGGCGGAAGCTGTCCGCTGACTCGTTGACCCGACCGCCCAGGCGCTCAGATACCTCAAGTACCTTCTGCAGGTCGTTGTTGAGTTGCTCCCGGCTCCCACGGCCGGCATCAACCTCGCCCTGAGAACGTTGCACCGCCGCGAACACCCGGTCATGAGCATCGGCCTCACCGTGCACCAGCCCAACAAGATCCTCAAGCTCGACACCGAGGCGGGCCGCCGCCTCCAGCGCTCCACCCTGCTCCAGCTTGTGGACGATCATCGCGTCGGTCGCGTCGGTGAACGCCCCGGTTACCCTGTCCAGCGTGTCGACGAACTCGTCCACCTCGCTGCGCGCTTGAGCCTGCTGGGCTGCGAACTGGGAGAACGCGCCGGTCGCGACCGCGGCAGCTGCGGCGATAGCCAGACCCCATGGACCGGTCAGGAATCCCAACGCCGCGCGGAACCTGCCAACCGCAACTGCAGCACCAGCACTGCGGGCTGCGATCGTATTCAGTGCTTGGCTGAACGCCACCATCCTCGGCACGGCGAGCAACGCCGCACCACCAGCCAGCAGCAGCGCTGCTGTCAGTCCGGCGATGATTGCCAGTGCAGTCTTCAACGGGCCGGGCAGATCTGAGAGCACGCCGACCAGCGAGTTGAGGAAGTCGGCTGTCTTGCCGACCGCTGGTAGCAGACCTTCGCCGACACTGATCGCGAAGTCGTTGACCTGGTTACGCGCGATCGCCATCTGCGCGGCGGTGGTGCCGTAGCGGCGCTCGGCCTCGGCCGCGAGTGCCTCGTTCGCATCCCACGCCTCGTTGCTGATCTCCAGCGTGTTGTTCAGATTGTCCCCGGAACCGGCCAAACGCCGCAGGGCATCCGACACGCGGATCTCGGTCAACCCGAGCTGCGTGAGGATGGCGTTCACGTCACCACCGGAGTCCTGCACCTTGCCGAGGCCGACCACGAATGCGGTGATGGCGCCGCCGGCGTCCTGCTCGTAGGCACGCCGGAACTCATCAGCGGTCATGCCCGCGGTCTGCGCGAAGGTCTCCAGGTTGTCCCCGCCGGCCGAGACCGCGGTGTCGATCTCCAAGAACACCTTGGAGATCGCGGTACCGCCCGACTCCGCCTTGATGCCCACATTGCTCAGCGCGGCCGCGAACGCCAACACCTGCTGCTCTGAGAGGCCGATGGTGCGGCCGGCGCCGGCGATCCGCAGAGACATCTCCGCAATCTCAGACTCCGTGGTGGCACCCTTGTTGCCGAGGTCGACGATCGCGGAGGCGAGCCGGTCGACGTCGCCCGGCGCGGTCTGCATAATGTTCATGAACCTGGCGATGGACGTAGCCGCCTCGTCGGCGGACAGGTTCGTCGCCTCACCCATGTCGATCATCGTGCGGGTGAACGCGGCCACGTCCTGACGCTTCACGCCAAGTTGACCGGCGGCCTCAGCCACCGCGGCGATCTCCCGATGTGAGGCCGGCAGAACCGCGGTCAACCCGCGGATCTCCTCCTCGAGCGCGGCCATCTGCTCCGGGGTGCCATCCACCGTCTTCAGCACGCCGGCCCAGGCCGACTCCCATTCGATGGCAGCCTTGACCGACAGGGCCAGACCAGCAGCGATCGCAGCGCCGGCGACGAGCATGCCGCCGCCGAGAGTCCGCATCGCCTGGTCGGTACGCGCCTGCTGCCGCTCCAACTTCCGCAGCTCACGCTCAAACGCGGAGGCGGTCCGGCCGGCAGCCGGCACCTTCCGCTCAAAACCTGACGGGTCGGCGTCGACCCCGACGACGAGATCACGTCGCTGCGTCGCCACGGCGGACCTCCTCGTTCATGATCAGCTGTACGTGCAGGCCGCGGCTCTCCGCCGAGTCGAGCGTGGACAAAGTGGCGCGCAACGACTCCACCTGCTCACAACCGGGGCAACGCTTGACCACCGCGCGTTTCGCGTGCAGGTGCCCACCCTGCGCCGGGTCCCACTCCTCCGCCCGGGTACCGCACTGCGGGCATGCGCTCGCCGTACGCACGTACTCCCACATCGCCTTCGACCGGTCGTCGTGCGACCAGCCCAAGAACTGGGAGTGGGAGATCTGGTAGGCCCGGCAGACTTTCAGCTCAAGCGAAAGCTGGGGGTCGTGGTCGAGCCTTTTGGGAGCACCACCGGTTCGGCGAAACGGCTCCGCTCGTTCAGCCCGAGCACGACCACCCGCAGCTCCTGCCGCTCCCCGTCGGACATCCGCCGCTCGAGCAGCTCAGTCCAGTCCTCGGCCGGCATCTGCGGCTCACCGCTGGCCGCGAGCACGGCGGGTACGAAGCTGGCCGTGTCACAGTCGAGCGGAAGCTCCCCGGCAGCCTTCGCCGCGGCCTGCTGCTCGGCGGTCGGCGGATGGTCGGCCTTGAGCTGTTCGTAGGCCGCGGGTTCCATCGCGGTCAGGACCACCCGCTCGTAGCAGGCGTCCACCGCGGCCTGCGCCGCGGCCAGATCCGCAGCCGCCGCCTGGTAGGCGTCGCTGCCCTCGCCGTGGCGCAGCATGTCCTGCCGGACCCGCCGCTCCACCTGCTGCAGCTCGGCACGGGCCGCGGTCGGGTCGACGACCAGGATCGGATACGGCAAAGACGGCCGCGGCCGGCCCAGCAGCCGCTCCCGCGGGCTGCGACCTGCCGCGGCCGACTTACGCTTGGCTGGCATCAGACCAGCGCCGGCAGCGCCCAGTCGATCGCCGGAACGGCGGTGATCGCGAAGGACATCATCACCCGGGCCGGGTCCTCAGAGGTCAGGTTGACCTCCTTCGCGGCGCTCGCGACGGTCACCGGGAACGTGTCGGCCAGGTTGTTCTGAGCGTCGCCACCCCAGCAGATCACGACGTATCCGACGGTGCCGCGGGGCAGCAACGAGCGCAGCGCATCGGCGCCGGTCTTGGTCATGTAGAACGTTGCGGTGGAGTTCTCCGCCGTGGTCCTGCCGATGATCTTCGAGATGAACGCGGTCTCCAGGTCCGGAGTGTCCACGATGTTGGAGGACACGCTCCAGCCGGAGGTGCCCGCCAGCTCTGGGCTCAGGTTGGTGCCGGCGTCCAACTCCGTACGGGTCGCCTGCTTGCTGGCCGCGGCGATGGCGGTCAGGAAGTAGAACTTCGTGACCCCGGGGTGGATGTACCGGACCGCTGCAGTGATCGGCGATGCGGGCATGGTCTACTCCTCTGTCTCGACGCCGACCGCTGCCGGCTGATCCTTGCTCTTGCGGCGCCGGGTCACAGCCCGGTCGTCCTGCTTGACCGGAACCTGCGGCGTCTCGGCCTGCTCCCAGCCGGATTGCACCCACACCCACACCGAGCTGGCCGGCACTTGCACGGTCCGGTCGAGCCCCGGGTGGAAGATCCATGCCATTTCCATCACGAGATCACCTCGAAGGTCACCGTTGCCGTGGGCGCCATGATCAGGGTGACCAGGCCGTCGGACGTGCTGCGGTAGGTCGCGGTGGTCCGGATGTACCGGGACGACGTGGCCGGCACGGCGACGGTCCGGTCGGCCACCGCCAGGTTCCCGTCGACCACCTGCGGGGTGACCATGGTGACGGTCACCTCCGATGCCGACCCGTTGATGACCCTGATGATCGAGTCGGGTCGAACCTTGTCGCCGGTGGTCGGCGTCGGCGTCCGCGCGGTGGCTGCCAGGCCGGTAGTCGGTACCGGCTCGGTGGCGAATGTGGCCATGTCGTGTGTCTCCTGTCGCTATCTGTGCCATCCGCGGCGCGCGGCCGCTGTGGCCACCGCCCGGTCGGCGGCGTCGACGAACCTCTGCCGGCCGCCGGCGCGAAGGGCGGGGATGATGTAGGGCCGGGTCTGCTGCTGCACCCATACCTCCCGGTTGCCGTACACCGGATGCCGGAAGCCGCGGCGGTCGGCGCCGAACTCGTAGAGCCGGGCATGTGGTGCGAGCCGGGAACTGACCACCAGCGCCACACCCGGGTTCTTGCGGGAGCGGGACATCCGCAGCCGCATCGCCGCTGGGATGCGGGTCGACCACGACGCACGGTTCCGCGCGTCCTCGAGCAGCGGCCGCCCGGCACGCAGAAACTCCGGCCGCAACTCCTTGCGCAACTCCTCGGGCAGCGCGCCCAGGTCGACGACCAGTTTGCGTACCGCATCCCCACCGGTGACAGGCATCCGACCATTCACCCCTGCCGCCGCTCGCCGGGCTGGTGTAGCGTGCGCGGCATGACCAGCCAGGAACATGCCGCGCACGCGGCTCAATCAGTAACTAGTGCCAACCCGTGGATGGGTGCGTTCTGGATCGCCACGTTCATCACCGGATTGATCGGGGTAGCGCTCACCGGCGGAAACGCCGACCCGACCCAGTTCGACTACAGCCCGCTCGGCGCGGTCATCGGGCAGTCCCTGCTCATCATCGCCGGGATGCAGCTAGCCGG